AGGCGGGACAACAACCCCCGGTCGTTTTTTGGGGGCGGCACAGTACCTTTTAATGCAAATGCCCGCCCGCCTTGCTTTTCGGCGGTCGCATGTTTTTTGCCGGCGGGGCTGCTGCTGCAAAAAAGCGGGCAAAACATGGCGTTTAAATTTTTATTTTCTGTTTTTTGGTTTTTGATATACAAAAAACAAAATTAAGAAATGTAAAAATTAAAAAGTGTGTTTTGTTTTATGACTTGCAAAAAACAAAATGCGAGTTATCCTAAAAATATAAAAGATAGAAAAAAGATGACGCATTAAGCAACCGTTAAAAACCCGGTAATAGAAAACCGGGATTGTAAAAACCTAAAATCCAAAAGTGATTTTTGAATTTTGCAAAAACAAAAAATGGTTGCGGGTGCAGCAAAAACGAAAGGCGGCGGCAATGGCAAAAATGAATTATGAATTTACATTTGGTAAAAAAGTTTATTTTGGCAGCAATATTGAAATAGGCAACAAGAAAAATTATAAACGTGCGGCGGTACTTGCTGCATTTAAAAATGATTTTGAACAAATGGGAAACAACGATATAAACGTTTGTGTTAGAAACATATTAAACCAAGCACAATTTGCATGGTGTAATGTTGAATAATAGAAAAGGGGGCAAAATGACAATAAGTAATTATAAAATGATAAAATGCGACTGTTGTGATGTTGTTGACTATTACCCAACAACATCAAATAAGGTTGCACGTGAAATGGCAAATAATAACGGTTGGCATTATGTTAATGGCATAGATGTTTGCAAGGATTGTTATGCTGACGCAATACAAAGAATTAAAAATAGGGCGGGTATAAAATGAGATTAAATGTAATATATGAAAACCGGGACGGGTACGGTGATGATTTATTTATTGTAATACGCCATGGCAAAAAGCCAATAAACGAGGCACGCATAAAAACAAGGGGGCGTAATGATGATGAAATAACAAATGCCAAAATACGTTTTATATCAGATTTTTGCAACCAACATCCGGATATATTAGCAAAAGACGTATTGCGTGCGTTTGGGGCAAAAGATGAAATAATACAAAAGATATACAAAACACAATACCCGCAAGGCGGTTATAGGGGCGGCGGTCGGCGTAAAGGTACGGAGCGTACTGAAACATTAAACCAACGCATAACAAAAGATGAAAAAGAATTTTTATTAAATGCACTTGCGGCATTAAGAAATAACCCGGCGTTTGGTGAAATATTGCAGCAAGAAAAAGTAACGGCAAAAGAATTAGAATTTTTAATTGACGCATTAGATAGATATCGTAAACGGCACGTCTTAATTGACGCAATGCAAGGGGGTAAAAATGGCATATAAAATCAATTATCCTTACTATGGTATAACTTATGACGGCATATATTTTGTTATTATTCAACCAAAATATATGGTTGCAATTGAACATCAAGGGACGCATGGTTTTGGTTTTGCTGCCTATATCTCACGTCCTAAAATAATAAAGTTTTTTAGATATTCAAAAGAAATAACACAATTACAATTTCAAGACGTTATAAAAAATAAAGCGGGTAATTTTTTTAATAACATACCTAAAAGTGAAATTGTATTAAGCCCCGTGCAAAATGTAAAATTATTAACGCATAAATAACAAAAAACCCGGCAACTTGTAATAAATTGCCGGGTTTGTGTAATTATTTTGCCTAATTTTGTATTTTTGCTATGGATCAATATGAAAAATTTTAATGGCGTTTAAAAGCCGTTATTTTCAATTTTAATATGTATTTATACCAAAAATATATTTAACCCCTCAAATTTTTAAAATCTACCCCATATCCGTTAATATTTTGCATGACTTTAAATGTTAATTTTTGGCAAGAAAATATTCCGTTAAAATATTCTGCCGGCAACATCAGCAAAAAACAAAAAAGGGCAACCCGTGCATTACGGATTGCCCTATATAAAAATAAAACGCCTGGTGCTGCTCCTCACCCGGCGAGATAGAAAAAAGACTAAATAAAAGCAAGGGCGTTACGCCCTCACTATCGGAATTAAGAGAGAGATTTTTAAATAAGTTTTTGTTTAACAAAAATTTTAATTGCATCCCAAATTGCGTTTGCAAACATTTCGGGCTGCATAACAAGTTTTTGTTCTTCATTTTCATTGCTTAAAAAAGCGGTTTCAATTAAAATTGCCGGTGCATTTGTGCGGTTTAAAACGTGCAAATCTGTGCGGGGTTTTATACCCCTATCTGCACAACCGGTTGTTTTAACGAGTTGTTGCTGCATGATTTCTGCAAGTTGTTTACCCTTTTTTGAGCCGTCATAATAAAGCGTTTCAACGCCGTGTGCCGCCGTGCTTGTTGCACCGTTACAATGTATTGAAATAAACAATGTTGCGTTGCTTTTGTTTTCTTCTTTTGAGATTTCAAAATAATGTTCTTTTTGTTGAAATAATACCGCCGGATAGCCGTTCAGTTTAAGGCGGTTTAATAACATTTTGCCTATAATTAACGCAACGTCGCTTTCAAAAACGTTATGACGTGAACAAACGCCGGGGTCGCTGCCACCGTGTCCGGGATTTATAAATATTTTCATTTTAAAACATCCTCCAAATCGCTAACCCTGTGATTTTCAACTTTTACTTTTTCTTGCAAAACCTTTATGTCGGTTTCGTTTTTGTATGTGCGTTCAATTAAGTTGTTGTGTTTATCTTGCTTTTTTTCTAATAGGTTTAATTTTTCTTCAAACTTGCCCATTTTATAAGCAACATAAAGCCCTTGAAACACAACCGTAATAAAAATGCCTAATAATTCATAATTCACGCCGCACCCCCTTTTTGCCAACCGCAAAACTTTTGGAAGTTGTCAACGCTATGAAACATTAACCACCTACGAAACGCCCCGACATCACCAACGTAAAGCAACCGTTCAAAAACTTTATCGGCAAAATAGCGGTCGCCATTAACATAATTGTGGTTTTCACATAAAACATCATGTATTAACGCCGCAACTTTAAATTCGATATTTTCTTTTGAACCTATTAACCGCCAAAAAATACGGTTTATGCTTGCCCCGTCATAATCGTAAAGTGCTTTTATTTTAAAGGTATAAGTATTGTTTTTAACTTTATCAACCAATAAAACCCGGATTTCATTTTCAAGATACAAGGGTTTTTGTTTTGCCTTTTTTAATTCTTCTTTTGGCATTGCATTTTTGTTGGTTAATTTATTGTTAATTTTGGGTATCGATGTAAAAGCAACACGGCTTATTTCATCATCTTGCCAAACAATATATTCAACACCTTTATAAAAACAGTGCGGCAAACTTTCAAAACACTTAATACACATTTATTCGCCCTCATTTTCTGCCGGTGTACCATTTTTAAGGTTTTCCAGGCGTTCAGACGCTTCCAGTATTATTGCGTTATAATCAGGTAACATACTGTCGAGTGTTGTGTGCATTTGCTCATAAAAACCAAGCCCTATTTTTGCAAGTGTAATATGTTTTTCAAGTTTATTAACATCTGTTGTATTTAAACACTTGCTTAATGCCGTTTCAAAACTTGCCAAACCGTCGCAAAAACGGTTATACAACTTGTCATAACTTTGTTTACCGATTTTTGAAATAGCGGATTTAATAATCTTTTTCAATGTAGGTAAAATAATTTTGCCGGCAAGAATAACGCCGGATTTAATGTCAATTTTTGCCATTTTACGCACCCCCTAATATTTTGTTGAAATACTTAATTTTATTTTCTGCATTTTCTATGCCACGGCGGCAAGCGGCGATTTTATCCTCTGTTATATAAAATACGCACCCGCAATCCTGGCACTTATATTTATAAATTCCCCGTTCGGCGTCATTTTCTGCGATTTCATCAACTTGCAGAATATCACATTTACAAACCGGGCAATACGCTTGCGGCGGCAAATTAGAATCCGCCGTTTTTTCTGCAATAAGCATGTTTAATAATTCTTTATCATTTGCCATATCAAGCGTTATAACTTCTTTAAAATTTACGGTTTCTTTATTGCCGTATTTTAATTCGTATAAACCGAGTACACCGTCTAATATGTCATACTCTCTTTTTAAGTTTTCATTTTCTTTTTCTAATTCAGCAATTTTTTGTTGCAAATTTTGTGTATTATCCATTTTAAACCCTCTCTTTTATGATGTATAACCCCCAAAAACTACATTAAAAAACAACGGCTTACGCCGTCCCGCCACCCGTGAATTATCGGGGCATCCCCCATTGATGAATTCGCCCTCGTTTAGTGGAGGAAATACGCCAAATTACGTTTGCAATAAAATTAACCGACTGCGGCATAGTTGCCAAACAAATCAAGTTGCGTTTCTTTTTCTTCACCACGCATGTATAAAACTGCTTGCCGTTGCAATTCATCAAGTTGTTTTTGAGCGTATGCCGGCAACTCATAACCGCCCTTGTCATTTTTCATAACAACAAACGGTGTATTTATGAATAGCGGCACGGGTATATTGTTTTGCGTTAATTCAACTTGCCCGGATATAACAACGCCGTTTTTCTTAAAATTAACAACGGTAATTGTTACATCATCTGCCTTTTCATCAATTTCGCATATATCACAAAATATGCCGTTTAATGCTTGCATTGCCTTTAAAAAATCATCTGTTGCACGACCTTTGCCCTCAACTACAATATCCGCACCCAAAACATCTGTTGCAAGTTTGTAATTTATTTCGGGCACGTCATTTTTAGCACTAATTTTAATTTTGGTAATAATACCGTTAAAATTAAGGTCTTTTAATGTTTGTTTCTTTTCCATTTGCACTACTTTGTCGCTTGTCTTTGTCTTTTTGTTTGCTGCCATTTTTTGCCTCCACTTCTTTGCCAAACAAATTGTTGTATAAAATTGTCATATTATATGCGGTTTTGCGGGCATTTCTGTATTTCATAGAACCAAGCCAGGATTGAAAACTTTGTTCAATGGTTTCAAAATTTAACAAGCCATTTTTATATAATTTTGCTTGCTTTTTTAGTCTTTGCCGTTCACGTGTTACACTATCCCGGCAAGGTTTTTTAACAACTTTGCCCGTTTCTGTTAAATAAAACCGGGTTTTTAGAAATGTAAACCCTGTTTTTAATTTTGCAATGTGTGTTTTCTTTAAATTTAAAATAATGCCGTATTCTGCATATTTTATTTTTAATTTTTCTAAAATATTTTTTAAAATTTCTTTTGACGGGTGTATTATGTAACTATCGTCCATGTACCGCCCATAACCTTTAATTTGCAAGTTTTCTTTTATGTAATGGTCGATTTTATTTATATATGCAACGGCACTTATTTGTGATGTTTCAGAACCTAAACCCAAACCAACATTGCCAAACGCATCCACAAATCTGTTGGCAAGTTTAATTATTTTTTCATCTTTAAAATTTGTTTTGTATATTTCTTTTAATTTATTATGATTTATATTATCAAAATAACTTTTAAAATCTAATGTTAAAACATAACCGTCGTTGCCGTATTTTCTGTAATATTTATGTAAATATTTTATTAAACGTTGAGTTGCAAAATGTGTGCCCTTGCCTTTTTGGCTTGCCCCGTTATCCGTAATTAAATTATTTGTTAATACCGGGTATAATACATTTGTGCATAATGATTTTTGTACTACTCTTTCAGAAAAATGCACGCTGCGTATATGCCGCATTTTGCCACGTTCACAAATATCAAATTCTATAAAGCCACGGCGTATGTCTTTATCTTGCAATAATTTTTGCCGGGTTTTGCAAATATTAAACAGTGTATTAAGCGTGTATTTTTGTACGCTTGCTTTCCATTTAACACCTTTTGCAGAATCCCATGTTGCCTTGTATAAGGATTGCAAACTTGCTACATTTTCAAATGTTATATTGTTAAATTTTTCTTTATTTTTGCTGCGTTTTTCTTGCCGGCGTAAATATCTTTTTTGGCGTCTTGTCATTTCTGCAAACCTTAATATGCCTTGTATAGTCAAGGACGTGTGTATTACTATGACTACCGAGCAGCAGATATAAAACGGTTTATAATACACAAGTCAACCGCTATGCACTCAATTAAGGGCGTAACATCTGCAAAACATCAAGGCACTTATTTGCGGCATTTCTGCCGGGGGTTGTCTATTCCTTCATTTTTAGCACTGATTTCTTGCAACCTTGCGGTTGTTAATACTTTGACTGGCTATTTAAAAACAAATCAGACCGGCACCGATATGTTAGAGTTGGTGCACTCATTCGTGTTGGCATTCCCATTGTTGTTGACATTGCACGCACGGGAAGAAGTACCCCCCGCAACTGATGACAACCACCAGTTGACACGATATGTAACAAACAACCCTTTTGCAAAACAGTTTTACCCGTTTTGTGTATTTATAATTTTTGTACTTTTACGCCAGGCGATTAACAAATCTGCCTCGTGTGTTAGTTTTTCAATGATTTTTTGCATTTGTTCAATTTTTGTTGTTTCAACGCATTTTATCATTCTTATTATTTTGTTTTGTATTTGCTGACAATTTGCAATTGCAAGTGTAATATATTGTTTTCTTATGTTTGCTTTTTCAATGCTATCCGGGAAAATAGAATTAGCATAAATAATATTGTCAACTAATTCATCCGCTTTTGCTATCAATGGGTATCCTATGCCGTACCGCCATTTTTTAGGTAAATATTTTTCTTTCATTAAATATGTTGTTAATTCTGTTTGCAAATCAACGGCATTAACCCTAAATTGTAACTCGGTTTCGTTTCTGTTTCTTGCATAAACTTGCGACATAATACCCCTTTAAATCAAAACATTGCACCCCATAAAGGGGTGCAAGTCAAGATTTTATGATTAACTAATACGGAAGCAGACCGGCACCGACATGTAAGAGGTGGTGCACTCAAACGTGCTGGCATCCCCAACGCCGCCGACAAAGCACGCACGGGAAGAAGTACCCCCCGCAACTGATGACAACCACCAGCCGACACGATTTTTATTTTTTGCATGGTTGTTTGCAAATAGCGGGTATTGAATTGAACCATACGCACTACGGTTTATACCCAAACTATCTTTGTTCATAGAGTTGCAAGGAAAACCGTAAACTTCAACTTCTGTTGGCAACCATAGTTTGCCCCAGTCTGTAACATCACCGGCGGTACTTTCAGTTAATAAACCGCTTGCCGAGTATCTTTTTTCGCTAAACAAACGTTTCATTGTAATTACATTTTGAAGTGCACTCGGCAACAACTGTAATACGCCGCCGTCGCCGTGTTCTTCACCGCTTGCATCATAACCATGTGCAACACTGTTGTATGCGTTGGTTGTGTAATTGTTTATGCCGTTTAAGCAAGCATAAATTTTTGACGCCGGGAAACACCACTGGTTATCCGCCGTACCATTGTTATTGTCTGTCGGATTCCAAGGTATATTTGTACCAATGCAAGTTTTGGTTATAAAGTCAATGTGATGTCCTTGTGCGGTTGGATATCCGTATTGATAATAAGTATCAATACCGGCAATTTGTGCTTGCAGCGTTTTTGCCGTAATTGAATAACTTGTTGTGCCGTCTGAAATTGTACCGGCACTTAACGCAACCGGGATATAATCACCAACGTGTATGCCCTCAAAATTATTTGCCTGTATTCTTGCTTTTATCCATGCCCATACGTTATCATAACCGGCAATTTCACTTGCAAATTTAACAGATAAATCAACGCCTTGATATGTGTTATCCAGGCGTTTTAAATATGCTTGTGCGTCATCATTTATATAGCCCGGCAAATTGTTAAAAGTTGTTGTGCCGTCGCCTATTTTTAAAATCTTTTTATCGGTAATAAAACCGGGCTCGCCGTCTGCCAAAACCGGATTTTTAGTTGCCCAGTTTGCTGCCGTATCTCGTCTTAATTTTATTGTTGTCATTTTACTACTCCTTTATTTTTTTAAATTACTAATACTTTTTGTTTTACGCTTGCATATCGTTAATAATTTGGCGGTATTCATTTGCTTTTTGTTCTGACGCCTTGTATTTTTCATAAACCGGCATTGATAAATTTGGGTTTAATTCTTTTAATTTTGCCGCAACCTCAAATGCAACTTTTCTGCCGGTGTAATCCATTTGAACAAGCAAGTTTTCCATTTCACTTATTTTTGCTTGTTTTTCTTCATCTGTCATTTCAACATTGTTGTTTTCTTGTTCTGCCATTTTTTTGCTCCTTTTGTTAATTTTTACTACTTATAAAATTTTTTGTTTATGCACCGCCGCCGTTAATGGTTGTTTCAACGTTTGTTATGCGTGTGCTTAAACTTGTTATTGAATTAGATAAACCGGTAATACTTGTTTGTATTTCACCGATTGTTGTTTGTATGCTGCTAATTGTATTTTGTATTTGCGTAATTTTATTATTAACTGTTGTAATATTTGTTTCATTTGTGCCGCAACGTTCTGCCACGGCGTCAATATCATCTTGCAAATCCGATATGCCGGCAATATCTACATAAATATCAATGCTTGTTAAATGGCTTGTTTTTGCATTGTCGCCGTCAACAACGTCGTTTGCGTCAAATTCTGCCTCGCTATCCCCGCCGTCAAACATATCAACGGCACTATATACCGAGTACACGTTGCCGCCGTCAATTGAGTTAAACAAATATGCGGACGTGGATTGAAAACTGCTTAATTGTGCTGCTATTGTTTCACAAATATCGGTATAGTATTGCCCGGTTAATTCTACCGTGTTAATTGCTGTTTGTTTTTCGCTCTCTATGTTTTCAATAATTACCGTTTCTTGTGTGTCAAGCGTTACAAGTGCTTGTTCTAATGTTTGATTTATAGAACCTACCGTAATAATAGGGGTTAAACTTGTAAATGCCGTAATGCCGTCCCCTATTCTTAAAATGCGGGTGTCTGTTTCAAACCCCGGCTCGCTATCTGCTAAAACCGGGTTTACGGACGCCCATTCTGCCGCCGTGCCACGGCGTAATTGTATCCTTGTTGCCATGTTATCCCCCTATGATTTAATCCATATTGCAATATAGTTTGCACGGGCTGCCGCTCTTTGTTCACTTGAATAAACAGTTACGGTAATATTTGATGAATTGATAGAATACGTACAATAAGTTGAGTCGTTGCCGTCAACATCACCGCTATAATGTACCCTTTCAATTGACGGCAAAAACCCCGCCAAATCATTCATTGTAAAACCCGACGGCGGTGATATTGTGCCGCCATTACTTACAAAACCGGATGTAATTTTAATAAAGTTTTTAAACGCCGTTTTAACAAATGCCGTACTTGCAATTTGCGTATTATTTGTGCCGGCTGCTGCTGTTGGTGCTACCGGTGTGCCTGTTAGTACCGGTGAATTAAGTGTTACATTACCAAATACTCCCGCTGCACTTATTTTTGCTATCAATTTCCAATAATCAGTATTGCTTAATGTTGCACTGTTATCGTCTTGCAATGACTGATAAACATTGATTTCATTATTATAAACATTTATTGCAATACGGTTTTTCTTATATGTTGACGTTGCCGCCCATAACAACGGGGCAATATTACCTAATGCCGATAAAAATTGTTTTGATGTTGAACCGTTTTCCAACGAGCCGTTTGGTTGCACGCCCGCTTGCTGCAAAATTTGGTATAAAGCATAATACAAATCCTGCATGTGTTCTGCTTTTATTTCTGTACCGTCTTGACTGCCGGCACTACTTTCGTTTTTAAATGAGCCATAGGGCAAATCGCTTGTGCCGCTATTACTTTGTTCATAGGACTCCAATTTTTTCATATATATTTAACCTCCCTGGATTACCTTTAAATGCTGCTGCCTTTGTTTAACCACTCAAACCAATCGGTTGTAAACGGTGTGCCGCCGTCTATGCCGTCATCAAATTCCGTTGTATTATAAAATCTGTTATCAACAATTACCCGTTCTGCTATTTCACAAATTGCAACTGTGTGCATTGCTTTTAACTTTAATACAAGTTCTGTTATATAATCCCATTCATTTTCGTTTGGGTTAAAATACCCTTTTATGTAAAATAGGTTTTTACCATTAACAAGTTGTACCGGGTCGTAATTTATGCCGCAAATATCTAAAAAACCATTTGAAATAACTTTTGTTGCGTGTGCACCATATTGTGTTTGCTTGCCGTCAACAACACCGCCGTACATTGAATTACCATAGGATACACCCTCGCCCAAATCAATATCGGCAATATCACAATTTTCAATGATTTTTATTTTAAACCCGGCTTTTAAAAGTGCGTCCTCTAATGTTTTATAATTAAGATTGCCCGATAACATTTGCCATTCAATTTCGATATTGTTGGCACGTTCTGTTAAAGTGCTTGCAACTCTTTTTATACCAAATAATTTTTCGTCATTTAATATATTTTCTATGTTTGTGTAAAAACTTTGAAAATGGATATATTGTAAATTTCTGATATAATCAAAAACATCTTTTAAGGGTGAAATTAAAACCTCGTAAAAATCTTGCATAAATTCAGACGGGTGAATCCATGCACGCCCTTTGCCTAATAGTTTTGAAAACGTCTTTATTAACATAATGCACCTATAATGTTACGCTTGCACCGTTTATGGTTAAACTTGATAAGTACGCCAAACAACCAACGCCGAGTGTTTCTTCACTTATGACATCACCGTCGGCATTTCTTAATTCAAAAGTTGTAATTGTTGCATCGCCTATAACCTCATTAACCTGTGCAGCGAGGTTTAAACTGTTAATTTTTGCATTTGATGAACTATAACCCAAAACTTTAATGTGCGGGCGTTTTTTATCTAATGCGTCAATTAAAACTTCTTTTATTGTGTTGTTGTATGATATATCCGTTAAACCTAAAATATTAACAGAATAACCGGTATAATTTGGGGGTAATAAATGCACTGTTGCCGTCATAGGGCGGCGGTCGTGTTCACCCTCTGCCGAGCCCTCAATAGCATTTGCAACCGCCAAAAATTGTCCCGAGCCGGTAAAATCCGTAAAAACACCATTTACCCAAGACGGGAACGGATTAGGCGTTATGCTGCCTGTTGGTGTGCGTTGGTTGCCACTGCCTTGTGCAACCAAATAAAGTGTTGCCGTGCCCTCATTTAAAGTATATGGCAATACATCAACAATGCCCGGTACTTCACTTGCCCAGTTGTAATAATCTAATGGCGAGCCGCCTTGTGATTTATTTCTGTATTTACGTAATACCCTTTTGCGATATTCTTCAACATCTTCATCGCTTGAACCCTCAATTGACACGGACGCAATTGTTGCCGTTGCGGGTATGCCGTCAACCGGGTTTGCTATATTTAAAACAGTACCGACCGGTAAATTACCCGCAATACCGGGGGTTGTGCATACCGCCGTTGCGTTAATTGTACCATTTTCATTTGCCGTTTGTGAAATTGTTTTATAAATTAAACCGCTTGCCAAATCTTTATAAACCGTGCCGCTTGCCAAATAATCTGCCGTAACGTTTGTTAAAGTAATAATGATGTTTGTTGTTTTCCCCTCTAAAAAATCAACCCCTATTAAATCACCCCACATTTTTAATGCCGGCAACTCTGCCGATTGTGCAAAACATTGTTTGTATATCCATGCAGCCATACGCCAAATTAAACTTGCAACCGCTGCAATTGCATAACCTATGCTTTTTACACATGCTTTTTCTAATAATGGCGTACTATCACCATATTTATTACGAAATGTTGTATATTTTGCCATAAAATCATCGTAAATTTCTTTTATGGTTTTTACTGTATAATTTGCCACATTAAACCTCCAACCGCTATTTTTTAACTAAAACTGCTTTTTGATTTTCCCAAATTATCCCATATAAAAATGAGTTGCCGTCGGGCTCTGTAATGGTAATATCAACGTTAATTTTTTCATCTGTATTGCCGTATGCCGTAACACTTACGTCATCTGCAATGCCTGTTTCAATAAACCACTTTAATGCGTTTTTTGCTGCTGTTTCAACGTTTTTTAAATTTTGCCGGGTAATAGGTTGATTAAAAGCGGTTTCAAATTCATTTGTTGTTTCAAAATTTTCATAGACGTTATAAAACGTATCGCCGTTAAACAATGATAAATAAATAGATGTATAAAATGTATCGTCGCTTTTAATATCACCGCCGCTTAATTCTATTTCACCACCGTCGCCGGTATCGTTTAATAAAATTTCCACTACGTACCCCCTGTTGCTATGCCTTTTTCAAATTTTGGTTTATCTAAAACGCCGTCTTTACCGTCTGCCGCTTCGATATGGTTTGCACTTAAATTACCGGCAATATCGGTGTCGCCGGTTATACTCATTGTGCCGGTGTGTTGCCATGCACCACTGCTAACAACGTTTTCAAATTCTAATTGCAATGTGCTGCCATTCAAAATAATTGTGCCGTCATTTTTAAGGTGTAACGTTGCAATAACATTTTGCCCGGCTGCGTCTGTTGCATATAATCTTTTTTCGCCGGGGGCTGCCGTACGTTCTACGCAATCCCGCCAAGCAAATGCAACGCCATTATTTGCCGTGTTGCCTATTGTGCCCGCCAAACCCTCAACGTTTGCCGGGGGATTATAGTCATCGCCACCACTATGAAACTGCACCACATTTGTTGTTTGTTTTGCAAATAATCTGACTTTAAAAAAGCGATTAAATAAATCACTATTTTTAAACGTTTCAAGTATTTTTGATTTCATTAACACAACGGTAACTCCTCCGGCATTTCAAACGTGTATTTGCACGGCAACACCATTTTTAATATTGTCATATCAGGGTGTTTACGTTCTACGCTTTCAATAATAAAATTCATTTCATTATCAATTTTTATTTTCGGATTTTTAACAACCGCAAAATCCCCGGATTTTACATTTATGTTTTCGCTTATTTCGGCATTTACGGTAAAATGGTTGCCAATATTTATACACGCTTGTAATTGTGCTGCCGTTTTTAAATCAAGGGCATTAAAATCGTTTGAATTATACCTTTTTGTTATCGGTAAAGGTAACGGTGTTGTTATTATTGCGGTATCTGTTTGCGGGTATTGCGTGTTAGTTTCATAATACCTTGCAAGTCCTACCGTAACAAAATTGCTTTTAATTTTCTTTATGCCTAAACATTCACCGTCCACAAGGTTTATTTTTTCTTGCGTTTGTGCATTGTATCTGCCAACAAATAAACCGTCGCCGGTATCTGTTAATATTAGCCCCCTGGAGTTGCAAATTCTTTGCATAAAACCCCATGCGGTGTCGTCAATTTTTGCCGTAAATGATGTACCTATTTCATTTGTAAAAATTTCATTTAATTCGTTTTCATCTGAAAAACTTATTTTTTGGTTATACCAACCGGCAACCTCGGTTAAAATTTCTTTTATTGACAACCCGCCAAATTCAAGCGGGTACGCAATGTTTGTTTCGGCTAAAATACCGGCGTGCGATTTTATTTCAACTTGCAGCCAGTTTAAATTATTATCTAAATTTGAAACAATATTTGCAACACGTCCACGTAAAAATTTATCTTTTTCATCATAAATAATAACTTCGTCGCCAAAATTAAAGTTATAATCAACGCCGGTTTTATTAAAAATAAAAACTGCACCTTTTACGGCTTGCATTGCGTCATAAAGTGTATATTCTGAAAAATCATTATATAAATTATCGCCGGATTGAATATATACTTGCCCAGTTATGCCGGCTGCGTCTGTTTCATCTTCACATGCCAAAACATTGCCGCCGTCAATATTATTATTCATTTTAGAAATGTTGCCCGCTTTTTCGGGTGTACCATATACACGGCGGGCAACATCATCCCAAGACTCCCCCGGTTTTTTAGTTAATTTTTTATACATAAATTTTAACCTCGCTGCCACGTTGCAGCAAAAACATTTGTTTATCAATAAAACCGTTTGTTGTTATTAAATAATCAATTGTGCCGTCGGGATCTGTGTAAAAATCATCTGTATAATTTTCATAAGCCAAATCCACAACGGTTTTATCCTCTGATAATACAATTGTTTTTTCAATTTTTAATTTATATGAACGCTCTAAAATCTCATTTGCTGCTGCTGCAACAACACTTTCTAAACCAATATCCCTTGTAAAAGTATTTTCAAGGTCTGTTATTTTTTCACATTCACTATCGACAAACTCCGTCCACGTTTGCCCTAATTCAACAAGATTTTTTGCCGCCTCGACCGCTTCCTTGCGTGTTTCAAAAACGGTTTCAATTAACGCTTGTGTAAATGATGATATGGCAAGACTTGCGGTCGTGTCATTTATAATCAGGTTGTCAATTTCTTGCCGGGTTAATTCTGTTTTTGTTGTTGCAGAATTATTTATTAAAGTTGCAACTAATGATTTCCAACCGTTATAAAATGTGCCATATCGCCCGTTTAAAGCAAAATTATTACCCAGGTTTGTAACACGATTGCTTAATGCTGCCGCCTTATAAAAAACAATGCCCAGTTGCGTTGCCATTGTTAATGCACCGGTTGCAACATTTTGCCCCATAATATCATTCATTATCGAGGTTAAAGTTATATTATTTGCAAAATCAAGCCCTTTTTCAACTTCATTTAAAACGTTTGAAAAATTTGTTGCAAATGCTTGCATACGTGTTGGTGATGTTATAGCGTCAACGGTTTCGGCAAAGTTTTCGGCTATATTATCTTTTGTTGTTTCTGCTGCATTTTTTATTTCTTTGGTTTTGCTTTTTTCACTTGCCGGATATGTTGTTTTTGCCGTTTCGTGCCAACTTACATTAACAATTGAGCAATTTATATTTTGTATTAACTGGTTTGTTAATTTAAGACTTAACACATTAACCGTGAAATAATCACCATAGGCAAGTTTTAATTGCGACTTGCCTATTTCACGCAATGCATCCATAAAATTTTCCGCTTGCGTATAGTGGTTATCCCCTATAAAATAACAGTCAAGTGCAACATCACGCCCGCCAACACCCAAATCGGTAAAGGTATCGTTTACATCACTTACACGTTTTTTACCACTTGATGTTGAAACGCTGCTTGATGATTTACCGCCTTTACCGCCGCCTTTTGTTGATGAGGACGCCGAGTATGATGTGCGGGGGTTTTCTTTCACTTCACCAACGTGTTTTTGTGTAAAACCGCTTTCAAGTGTTTTTAATATAAAAGTTTTTCCCGACGGGCTAATCCATGTTATTGCCTGTAAATCATCAGAAAAAGCCATTACTACCTCCCATACATTTATTGCGGTTGTAACTGCAAGTTGTTTGAACTTTCAACCCTGGTTGTTACGCTTGCATTTATATCTGTGTTGTTGTTTAAATTTACATCAACACCTATTTTACCTTTTTGCGGGTCGGATTTAACTGTTGGTTTCTTTGCCGGGGTTTCTTCACCGGATGTTAATTCAACTTTTATACCCTTGCCGCCTTTTGCCATACTTTTAATACCGCTTGATATTTTGGTTATTGCAAGTACAATTTGCCCAATAGGACCAAGTGCCATTAAAAGAAAATCAATAAAATGTTCTTTTACAAACTTGCCAATTGCCGAGAAAACGCTTTTTACTTTGCCCCATAATCCGGTTAAAATTTCTTTTGTTTTTTCCCACCAACCAATTACGGTTTCTTTAACTTTATCCCAGTTTTTTGCAAGTAAAATAACAACGCCTATAAGTGCAACAATTGCAATTGTTATCATACCAATAGGTGTTGCGGCAAATGCTGCCGCCTGTGCCCATAATGCCGTTACGCTTTTCCATATTGCACCGGTAAAGCCGGCGAGTGCGGTCATAACTTTTGTTTTCATAACAACCGCCATTAACCCGCCCTCCATGCGTAATAGTGCCAGTCTTAAACGCAACATATCGACCGCAAATCTTACGGCGTATATTGCGGCGGGCATAATTAACATTAAAGGCAACCAGTTATCCTTAATAAAAGTATAGACGCCGGCAACCGCATTGCCAAAACCTATAAATTTATCAATAATATCTTTTAATTTTGGCGACATTTCTGCAAGCCATTTAACCATTTCACCAAATGTTTTAACAAGCGGCATTAAATAAGGTGCAACAACGCCCCCTAATTCAATTAAAGCAATTTGCAATTCGCCCATTACTTTTGCCATTGTTGCGGCACTTGTTGAATCCATTTTTTTAAACGCTTCGTTTAGCCCCGTGCCGTTTTTAATATCCTGTTGTATCATACCAAGTGTTTTATGGACTTCTTGCATTTTGCTTTCATCCATTGCCAAAACCCCGGTTAATGCTTTTACATTTGGTATTGCTTTTGTTATGGCGTTTGGTGATTTTTTTTGTAATTCAATAAGTTTTTGCAGCGTATATGTTAAACCTTTTGCCCTTACCTCTGCAATACCTACCGGTACACCAAATGCTCTTAATGTTTCTTCGGCTTCCTTTGACGGTTTGGCAAGTGCTGTTAAAGTTGCCCTTAAACCGGTTGTTGCTGCGTCTGTTGACATACCGCCTTTTGTTAATGCAGCCAGGGACGCCATTGTTTCATCAACGCTTAACCCCATTGCTTTTGCAATAGGAGCAATTGCACCTATATTTGACGCTAACTCCTGCACGGTTGTTACGCCGTTTTTCTGTGCCGTAAAAAATGCGTTTGCAACGGCGGTTGCGTCTGTTGTTTCTGCACCCCATGCGTTTATTACCGCCGTCATACCGCTTATTGATGTTTGCAAATCTGCCGCACCGCCTTTTGCCAAAACAAGCGACTTTTGGTAAACATCAAGCGTTTTTTCACTCATACCCATTGCAGATATAGAATTAAACAATGCGGTGTTTACATCTTCTACACTTAAACCCGCCCTTATACCTTGTTTTGATAATTCTTTTAAAGTATTACTATATTTTGCGACCTCGTCGCTATTTAACAAAGTTTCAACGGTTGCTAAACCTTTTTCCCAGTCTGCAAATGCCTTTAATGGCACAAATGCACCAACCGCCGCAATTGCACCGGCTGCCGCAACGCACGCCGTTTTAACCGCCATAATTGCGACTTTTGCTTTTGTCATGCTGCCGGCTATTTGCAAACCGGCTGCATTACCTTTGTTTGTCATTGCTTTAAATACGGGTGAAACACCGTCCCTTGCTTTAAACGCCGTAAAAACGCTAAATTCTGATAAGCCCATTATTAAAAATCCTTATTTTTTAAAATTGTCTTTATTTATCAAATAACAACGCTTGCCAAACGTAACAAGGTCGTCAATATCAAGGTTTAAAACCTCTGTAATTGTAGTCCACCCGCAAGATAAAAGAATATCGGCATAATAATAACCAACAATATCATTTATTTGTCGAAAAAACTCAAACACCCCATTGCAATTATAATATCTGTGCCGGTTATTTGTTCAATAACTTGCGGCGGGCGGCAACAAGCCGTTGCCAAACTTTCAATGGTTAATTGTGCTTGATTTTTTGCTTTAAAGTTTTTGCCGTCTTTTAATCTTAATTTATTTTTATAATAAAGTGTATCGAGTTCAACATCACCGCTTTTAACCGGTTGTAATAATTCTTGAACAAGGCATTGTTTTTCATCATCCCAATAGACTTTACCAACCATAACACCTTGAACAAGTCTTTTAAATGTGTTGTCATCTTCTTTTGTTTCTGAAATTTCAACTTTTTCGCCGCAAATTGCGTCCAGGTCAACGCCACCTATTTTATTTTTTATTTCATCAATAATTTTTAACGCTGAATCCCATTCCATTATTTTTTTAATTTCTGCCATTTTTGTTTTCCTCATTTTTTTACTAAACTAATTTTGCAGCATAAAACGGCGGATAAAAAACACCGCCGTTATACTTATGCCCGTATTTTTTATGTTTCTCTTATGCCGCTGCCGTCTGTAACATGGATTTCAAATTCTTCCGTTATGTTACGTGTTGTTGATGTTTCAATTTCACCAACAATGCAGCCGGTGCACTCATAAGACCTTGAAACGCATTCCAAAACAACCGGTATGTCGGTTGCTTTTCTTGCGTTTTCAAACGCCGTGCGGTTATCATCTGATAATTTAACCCTTAACCCTGTTATTTTAGGTATTACAATAGAAACATACGCATCCGCCGTACCGTCGCCAAAACCTTGTGTTTCTGTTATGCTTTCACCGCCTTTATTTACTTTTGGCTCGGTATCTTTTGGGATTGCAAATTTTGTGCCATTAAGCGTTAATGCTATGGCGTCGCCACATCTTGCCATTTTATTACTCCTTATTTTTCTTTGTGTGTAAATTACTAATTGTACAAGGCGTTTTAAGGGGCATAAAATTTATACCCCTATATAAAACTACCTGTTATTTTAAACATTACCCTTTAAAATTAAACCCGATAAAGTTTGTAATGTCTAAAATTCTGCCAACGCCGGTTAATTCAAAATCCGGGTTAATATTTATACGGTTTGGATTACTATCATCAATAGCAATTTGCGTGCGTGTTTGTGCGTCTGCATAATTTGCTATCATTGCCGCTTTACCCAGTAATGAAATGCGGGTATTTACTGCCGCCCTAACATCTTTGAGTGTGCGGGCTTTTGGGTTTGTTGTTATATCATCAGCACCAATAGTAATGAACGATTTCCACTCATCAGAATCCCGGAAATATGTCATTATATCGTATGCAATATTGCCAACAACCGTAATATCACGGTCAAATCTAAACAACGGGTTAGTGTTGCCGAGCGGGTGATAAAAAGACGCCAAATCCATTAACCTATAACTACCGTCGCTTTTTCTTACCAAATTTGTATAACCGGCTTTTAATAAACGGTTTCTTTCAGCATATTTTAATTTTCTTAAATTACCGCTATCGCCAACTATTTGTACGTTAATTGAATCGTTGCGGCGGCTTGTGCCTGTTGCTATCAAAGACGCAACATCCCATGTGCCGCTTACATTATTACTTTCGGGTGCTTGTATTGCCGTATAACAAACAATGTATTGTGCTATCAAACCGTCGTGAAATGCCTCGAAATATTCTTGCAATGCGTCAAGTACGGTTGATGTTGCATATTGACAAACAACACGTGTTGCCCCTAATTCTTCATCAATTAAATTTAATGTTGTTTCACTAATTGTACCAACGCCGGCGGACTCTGATGTTCTTGACTGCGTAAATGTTACGCCGTATGTTGTTGCGTCAACTGCGTCGCCGTTTTCATCTGTAATTTCAAATTCAAAACAAGAATCCGAGCCCGCCCATTTTGCGGTTAATGTCAAACCGGTAATTACGGTTTGTTCATTTGCTGTTGATGTTGCAAGTGCTACCGTAAAAGGTGTTTCAAGATATTCATCCAACGTTTCTTTTATGGCTGCCGCAACTTCCCCGGCGGTCATGCCTTTAACAATTGTAAAAGGTATTTTTGTTTTTTCATAAACGTTTAAATCTGTACCCCTTGCGTCTAATGCGGGGTTATTATGGGATATTGTTGCAACTTTGCCGGCAACGTCTGCCGCTGCTTCAAACGTCATATCCGTAAACTTAAAATAACCGTTTAGAGATTTTAACGCCGTGCCGGTTATAGATAATGTTTTAACCTCTGCAACCGCATTATTTGGTGCACCTACCGCAATAAAATATGTATCTACTTTGCTGCCATTGCCGCTTTTTGGGAATAATTTCTTTGCCATACGGTGCAACGGCGAGCCAAAACCATAAATAACGCCTATATCATCAGCGTTGCCGGAGGCAAGATTTAAAATATTTTCTTGCCCGGTTTTGCCGGTTTGTGCTTGCCCGATTACAACAATTTTTTCGGGGCGTAAATTTGCCGCATTGTTTTGTACTTTTTGCCTAATAGCAACATTTGTTGCCGAGGCAATTGCGGCAACATCAAGTGATTTTGTTATTGTCATTTTGCTGCTCCTTTTATTTTTATTCTTCGCTATCTAAAATGATTTTGCACAACGGGTTAATAAATTCATCATTTATGTTGCACGCCGTGTAAAATTCTTTTATTTCTGTTGTTTGTGTGTAGTGCGTTGGCTCATCAAAACCGATTTCAAACTCAAAAACCGCACCCAAAACCGTGCCGACCGTATTATCAGCGTCCGGGGTTTCTGTACGTTTCCAATTTAACAACTTAAATGATTTAATTTTGTTATTTGTTGCTCTGTAAACGTTTGTTTCTTCTGAACACAAAATTTTATATATTTGAGATGTTAAATAATTAAGTCTATCCTCGGCGACTTCATCTGCCGTAACGTTTATTTCATTGTTGTTTTCATCAACCGTTGTTTCTGTCTTGCCCGCAACATAATATTCTACGTGCAAAATGCCGGATGTTGCATTTTCGTAAATATCTTGTTCATCATCAGGGAACGCCATTTCGTTAAAAAATAAAAACACACATGGCATTTCTGCAATGTCCGGGTATCTGAAACGTTTAGGAAAAATTGTAAAATCAATATTTTGTTCAACCCACGTTTCTGCCGCCCCGGATTGTAGGGCAAGTTCAATTTGGTTATCCCTTACATTTGCAAGATGTTGGCACAAGGCATCGTGTATTAAAGTAAAATTCATAGGTGTTATAATTGTTGGTAACATTTATATACCCCCTGCATTATTACGGTTAAAACGTTTACCGTCGCCGGCGTCTGTTTTAGCACTGCACCTTAACAAATACATACCGAGCGTCCTGTCAATTGCCACATTTTCAATACAAAATTCAACCACATCATTGTTATATTGCGGAAAGGTAACTTGAATATACCAACCACGTACGGGCGTTTGCTGCGTATATTTTTTAACGTCGTTTACGTCAAGTGTTATATCAAAACTATCCCCAAAATACCCCTCGCCTTTTTCATCAAAAGTAACCCCGGTAAAATGTGAAATGCCTTTTAAACTATAACCCTCCGCCGTTGCATACGGTTTCAAAACACAATCAACCGCAAAACCATTGCCGGCAATTAAGACATCTTTTTTATGTTTTTGATAAATTGCATTTAACATTGCGTTTACCTCATATTAAATTAACCGGGGTTTAAATTCCCCGGTTAAATAAATTTTTATATGACTATGACGCAATGTTTTTAAATGTAACAAATTCATCAACGCCATAAGGTACTAACAGTACACGAGATTTAACACCCGCCTCGGTAACTGCACTGCCGCCGTTTACTTTGTCATAAGCGTATGGCAATTGCTCTGTTTGTACTAATTGCAATTTGCCGCCGCCCAAAACGGTTGCCGGTGCAGCAACGTTGTTAATAGCCCCGTAAAATCTGCGGAAATTAGGTTTCATAGGCAATAACAAACCATAAGCGGTCGGGATATAACCTACCATTGTGCCCTCGTTTGCAAAATTAAAGCCCTCCGGTATTACATATTTTTCGTTATAAGACCACAAATTTATGCGGTATGAGCCGCAAGCAAATTGCCCATGAAACATTGCACCCGGTGTTTTTTCAACGGGGATGTTAATATCTGCACGTTTAATACCATTTAACAGATTAGAATTAGCCCTAAATTTTTCATTAGATAAAAGGGCGGAAATGCCGCTATCTTCTAAAATAAGGTTAAATTCACTTGCAGAAATATTGCCGTCCTGGATAATCAATTTGCAGCCGTCTAAAATATTTTTTAACGGGTCGCCGCTTGAATTATTCCATGCGTATGTTGGTGTAATTTCATGTGTTTGTTTTTTGTTAAAATCAATTTGCGTACCGTCTGCAAGCGTAATTTTACCATAGAACAAACCGTCGGACGCCTGTTTTTCTTCTGAACGTCTTTGATTATTAGAAATTGCAACTTGTCTGTCGTTAATCATCTTAACAACATTTGCGGTTTTCTGTTCATATTCGGTTTCGCCATAATTAACCTTTAATACATCTTCCTCGGTTAATGTTGCATAGTCATTATATTCAGGGATTACAAAATCTGTTTTATCAAATTTTGTCATATCAACACGGCGACCGCCTGTGCCGATTTTTACATCAACTGAATAATAACTTTTTACGCTGCGACCTTGTAATTCAACTTTAATGCCCGGTAATTGTCTTTTTTCAAAAAAGTTTGCCAAAAACATTGCCGGTTTCTTTGACTTGTCAAATACTGCTTCCATTGATTTTTTTAATAAATCTGTCATTTTATTACTCCTTTTAATTTTTTCTACTACTGAAAAAGCCCGCATAATGCGGACTTTTGAAAATTGTTTTACTGTTTTAAATGTTTTATTATTCTGTTAATTCTTGAACATTAACAAGATTAAAACCACTTTGTTTTAAAGTATCTAAAACAGTATCGTTGCTTGCGTCTGCCGCTTTAATAAAAACAAGTTTGCTTTTATTGACTGTGCCACATTCATAAACCCTTGCAAGTTCTACCGTTGCAGCACTGTTGCTTGCATTCTTAACAGTTTGTGCAAGTACGTAAATTGCTTGTGTTTCAAATGCCGGATTGTTGCCGTCTGCCGCAACGTTGTTATCGGTTGAAAATGCAACCATATCCCCGTCCGAGTTGCGACCTAATACTGTGCCGGCTGCATAAGTTGTATTTGCCGGGATTTTAATTTCTGTATCGGTATATATACCGTCTAAAAATATTTTTGAATTATCAATTGTTGCCATTTTTGTGCTCCTTTTTCTTTTTTTGTTCTAACTTTATTTTTTATTATTTATTGTTGTACGTTATAACCGCAATAACCCATTATTTTTGCAAAGGATTTATCCTCTTTTTCTTTTGCTGCTTTTGCTGCCGCTTCCTTTGCTGCGTTATCATCACCCTCGCCGTCTTTTTCCGGTGCGTGTGTTTCTATTTGCGGGTCGACTGCCGGCGGGTTGTCATCTTGCATACCTTTTATTGTATCTGCTTTAACCCTTGCCATTAAAATTGACGCTTGAAATTCATTATCGTTAATGTCTTTGCCGTCTTTCAATGCTTTAATTGTTGCGTCTTTGTCAACGTCCATAAAACCCATAAATGCGTTCATTCTTGCACGTTCTTTTTCAACGCCCTGTTTTTCACCCATTGCCAATACTTCATTAAACAATGCTGCATGTTGTGTTTTAAGTTCTTCAATGTTCATTTTTGCTGCTCCTTTATTTTCTGTTTTACTACTTTTTATCCCTGTTGCCGTATATGGTGTGTTTGATTGTGTTTGTACTGTTGCTGCCGTTGGTGTTGTTATCAATGCCGCTATTTTATCAAGACTGCATTCGTTAATTTCTCTGATTTTTGCCATGCATTCGTTCATTTTTTCACGACAAGCGGCGATTTTTAATTCTTTGTCATTTTCTGTTTCTTCATCTTCATTTTCATCGCCTATAACTTCACCTAATTGCCGCAAATCTTTTGCACCCACAAACCAGGTTTCGGCATCCATAATTGTGCGGATTTCTTTTTCTGTAAAAATGCCCTTTTCAACAAATTTACTTGCATACATTGCCGCCAATTTTTCCAAAACTGTTGCCGAGTCTTGCATTGCTCTGTAATCGCCTATTGTTAAATTCCAGGGATTATGCAATACAACAACGGCGTTACTTTCAAATTTTAACGTATCACCGGCAAGCATAATATATGCAGCCATTGACGAACAATCGCCAACAACCTTTATATTACATTTGCCTTTGTTGTAATTTTTGATAGCATTAAAAATGCTTATACCGTCAAAAACACTGCCGCCGGGGGAATCAATTTCAAAATCAATATCCCCGTTTAACCTTGCAATCCTTTCGGCAAATTCAACACCCCGCACATCATAACCTATTATGCCTTTTATTGGTATTGTCATTTATTTGCCCCCTTTTTTATTTCAATTCAAACCCGCAACCGGTGCATTTGCCGTTAATAACTTTACTACGGCAAATATGACAAATTTTTACTTTTAACGGTTTAACTTCGGGTTCTTTTATATATGCTTGCTCTTTGCCTTTTTCAATTTTTGGCGTTGCCGGTGCTTGTTCATCTGTTGCCGGTGTTTGTTCATCTGCTGCCGGTGTTTGTTCATCTGCTGCCGGTGTTTGTTCATCTGCTGCCGGTGTTTGTTCATCTGTTGCCGGTGTTTGTTCATCTGCTGCCGGTGTTTGTTCATCTGCTGCCGGTGTTTGTTTTGCCTTTGCTTCGTTAATTTTCTTTTGTAATGTTTCTACATTCCAGGTATGAACAAGCCCTTTGATGTTCAATTCTCTTGCCTCGTTTAATAATTTGTCTTGTTCATCTTGCGGTAAATCCGCCACTTTTAATTTTTGATTTTCTGCCATTTTCCTGCTCCTTTTGTTAATTTCATTTTCTTTTTATATCTTTTGTATCTGACTCGGTGTCCTCATCGTTGCCGCCGCCATTGTCCGGGGCAAATAGGGTTTCAAAAGATAACCCCGCCGCCTTAATTTTCTTTTCTTCAATTTTTCGGCGTTCTATGAGTGTGTCAAAGTCAATTGTATTACCCAAACTTTCAAGGGCTTGTTCAAATGTTGTTAAACCACCTTTTAATTTACTTAAAACGGCGTTTACTTCTTTTACTTCATCGATATGCGGTATTTGCACACCCACAAATTTTGCTTTTAAATAAGCGTTATCCAAATAACCGTAATCATTTTTTAATTCTAAAAATTTGGGGGCAATAATATTGTTTTTTAAACATCCTAATTCAAAAAACTGTTCATAAATGGGTTTATAGAAATAATCCTCCATTGTATATTTACGCCCAAACCTTAAAATCATTTCAAACATTTTCAATGCCGCACGGCTTGCGGAAAAATTGTTTGAAAATTGCATAACTGCGGCTTCAAATGGTATGCCCTCACAAGCCGTGTTATATTTCATTGACGCATCCAAAAACGCCGAGAAATTAACATTAGGGCGTTTTGTGTCAAATGAATTAAGTTTTTGCCCTTTTGGCATGTGTATAAATAACCCCGCCGGGATACGCTGCAACGCCGATTTAAATTTTTCAATAACGCCGGTATTTTCATCATCTGCCGGAGCACTGTTTAAATATTCTTTTATACCCCTCGGCATACCCGGTATATTTTTAATAGGATTAACGCCCGTACTGTCTTTTTCTTGCTCAATGGTTGCCGCAAATTTTGAGTTTGCCTCGGCTGCCATTATTTCAGAATTAGTATATTGCCCTATTTTGTGCAATTTTTGCATAATTACACCGAGCCGTGAATAAGCACGGGGGCTGTTTAATCTTTTTATGCCGACCGGTATTAACCAGGCAAGTAAACGCCCTTTGTTATCTCTTGCCGCAATTCTTTGTTCTTTGCCCTCTTTATCATAAATATAATAGGCAACCGGGCATTCGTTTGCGTCAATTTCTACCCCGTCAATAATTTTATTTTTTGTTTTGTCATTCATCGTTTTAGATGAACGCACCGCCAAACCATTAACAAGTTGGTATTCAAGATTATTATTTACAATACGTTTTATAATAAGAACATCGCCGGCAATTAAGCCGTTAAAATATGCTTTAATTGCAAGCATGTGTAAATTATCATCTTTTGTACGGCTTAAATTTTTATCATCTTCAAATAAATTCCATAATTCTTGTATATTTTTTGCAAAATCTTCGGGCAAGTTTATATTAAAAACACGTTTTAAAAAATCTTTCATTGGTTCGGGGTGTAATCTTAACCCCGTGCCAACAACAAATTGTGTTAAACGTGTTACAATTAACCTTGCATACTCATTAACCGTAACAAGTGTGTATGCCCGCTCCGCCATTGTATAATAATCAACATCATAAACAAAATCGTTAGGCATTGCCCCGGGTTCTTGTTCGCCGTCAAAATTTATACCATATAACGTGCCGGCGGGGTATATCCACCCCGCTGCGTCTGCCGCCCTTTGTTGTATTTGTTTTTTAAAAATTATATCAAATATGCCCATGCTTATATCCCCGCACTTCTTACAAACGTGCAATGGCTGCCGTTTTGTTGTTCTAATCTCTCATTTAACAAATATGTAAAATGGTTTAATTCAGCCCTAATGCTGCCGAGCGACGCTTGCGTAACAGTGTTTTCGCCTTGCCCGGATTTTATTGTATAAGACGTAACCCCGCCCGCCTGTGCTGCGGTTTTATATGCCACTTTTAAGGTCGTTACTATTTCTTTTAATTCATCAATTGTATAATCTTCCATTGACTAAACCTCCTTTTGTTTAACGGTATTTACCGTTTTTAAAAATTTAAAAACTTCACGGGGGTTTGGGTTTTCTAATCTCAAATAAAAATATGAATATCTTTGTATGATTAAATCCGCTGCCGCCAAATTATACACGTTTAAGTCAAATGCCTCGTTACGCCCGTGCTGCTCCCATTTTATATTTACAAGCCCATCGGGTGTTTTGGTTTTAACTTTACGTTCGGTTGTTAATTGTCTGAAATATTCATCACTATAACCAGCAGCAAAAGTAAACCACCCGTCGGGATATTCGTCATCAATTCTTTCTTCTTGTGAAAAATAACGGGCAAGTTGGTTTTTGTATAAATCTGTGTAAATTTCAACCAAATACAAATCGTCATAGTCTTTAATTTCAACAAGTTTGTATTTTTCACGGGTGCGAGGTTTTGAAACAAAACCCTTTAACGGTAATATTAACCGCTCCTCGTCTAAATCACAAAAATTATATACAACGTCTGTTAATTCGCCGTCGCCGGAGTCAACAAGCATTATTTCAATACGTTGCCCGTTGTTAAAAACTTCATCTTTAACCTTTGCAAGTTCTTGCCAACATGGGTCGTATAAATCAAGCGTATTGCCGTAAAATACCCGGTGTGATATGCCCCAACATCTGTAACGGTCGCCCCATGCTTTAATTTCACATTCTATCCTATCACGCTGAATATCTGCACAACACGTTAAAAATAACGCATCGGGCGGCACATAGTTATTTTGCATTGTGTCATCTTTTAACCTGTGTACAGTTTGATATTCAACGCCGCCGGTTCTATCTTCAAAGGGTAAACCCAAATCCAGGTTATAAAACGACTGCAATTTTTTAGGGTTTGTGCCGGCGTCTATAAAATCAAAAACAATATTCCACCACGGTTTTGTTAAACTATACAACGCCGATATGTGATAAGAACGGTAAAACGGGATTTTACTTTGTTGCGTTGCCCGCCATTCACCGTCCTGCAAAATTGTGCGTTTATGATAGTCTTTAAAATCTTCACCGCAATGCATGCACCTATAACGCACGCTTTCATAATTGCCCTGGCGGCACTCTTTAACATCAAATATTAAACCGTATGGTTTTGTTTTAACTTTGTTTTTTATTGTTGCTTTTTTATCCGGGTATAACCCGCCGTCGCTTTTATAAAAAACAAGTTCTTGCATACCGCCGCAATGCGGGCAAGGTACATAATATTTGCGGCAATCGCCCTTTAAATAAAATTCGTTTATTTTGCTTTTGTGTGCCAAAACCGGTGTTGAGTTATAGCAAATCTTACGCCCTTTTTCAACATAACTATCGGTACGTTTAACCGCAATTTCAATGGGCGAGCCCTCATTTTTTATTTCATCTACAAATGCGTCAAGTTCATCAAGAAAAAGTTTTTTAACGTTTGTACGCCTTAAATCATTACCCTTGCGACAACTTGCAAAAATCAAAAAACCGTTTATAAATTCTAATAACTTTGAAGTATCACCCGTGCGGCGTGTATTTTTGTTATCTGTTTCGGGAGCGATTTTATCACGCAAATTTGCGTTGTCTATTAAATTATCAATTTTTAATTTTTTGTAATTTTCTGCGTCAACATCTGTTGGAAATACAAACATCATAGGGCACGGGTCGTTGTCAATTGAATATCCGATTACATTTTCAATAACTGATGTTGTTAAACCCAGTTGCACCCCTTTCATAATTGCCACTTGTTGCACCGGGTTGTTTTTTGAAAAACAATCCGCAATTTCACGGCAATATGGGGCATTTTTAAAACTAAAATTACCGGCACGTCCCGTAACTTTTGTATTCATATAACGGTTATTTTCTGCCCAGTCCGGGCAAGATATTAACACATTGTGCGGGATTAAACCCTCTATTGCGTCAAAAATATTATCAATTTGCTCGTTTTTTGTTAATGTTGCACTACTCATAATATTTTTTTGCCGCTTTCCTTGCATTTTCTAAACCGTTTTTTAGGTTTGATGTTATATGTTCTGTTAAAAAATCAACTAATTTTTCTTTTGGATTTTCATTTGCTTTTACTATGTCAACAATATCGCTTGCATAACTTGCCGGAAATTCTAAAAGGTTTTTGAATAAGTCATCAAAAGTCATAATTAAAACACGGTTTAAAACCGCAACCTCGATAACTTCTTTTTTTGCTTGTGCAATTTTAATTTTGGCAAGTTCTGATTTTTGCCGCTTTTCATCAAGCCGGGCATTTAATAAATCAATTTCAAGTGATAATTGCGACGATGTTTTTTCTTTTGCCTGTTGTACCTCTTTTTTTTCTTTGTTTTGTTTTCTTAATTCGCTGCGGCGGTTTTTAACCCATGCCTTGTTTTCTTTTTGGTTTGTATCTATTAAGCCGTCGCCATTTACTTTTATTTTGCCGCTGCTTATCAGGTGTGAAACAGACGATAAGTTATTAAACTTAAATTCCTTGCTAAATTCTGTTTTCGTTAATATCATTTGTTTTAATCCCTATTCTGTTGCCGCAAATAATCTGCCGGGTAGGGATTAACCCCGGCAAATCATCACGGCTCGGAATTAGGTTTTTAAACCTTTTCCCATTTCTTTTGTAATCCTTTTATTTGCTTCCTCAATAAATATTTTGCCGCCTTGCGGGCTTATTTTTTCTGTTGCCGGTTTTAACATAGGGCGTGCATGCAATTGCTGCGTTTTATCTTTAAAACTGTATAACAGTTTTGCTGCCTTGCCTTTTGCGTGCGGTTTACCCTTTTTAATAACCGTACCGCTATCCCAAAATTTAAAAATACCAAACTTATGCCCGGATGTTGGTTTATCGGGTATAAAATTTATTGTTTGGTGTGTGCGGTGTGCTATTGCAATCCCTTGTTTAAATTGTTGTTTTATATCATTTTTAACCGGGTTTGCTGCTATATCTTCAATGCGTTTTGTATTTAACCGGTTAATTAAAGACGCTTTACTAACAAGTTTGCGATAACTACCGCCACGAGTAAACTTTGTTGCTTTATAAATGTGTTTACCTTTGGCGGTTATTTTTTCGCCAAATTCTTGCCGGCGTAACTGGTCTGTTGTTTTGCCGTATGTTTTACTTTGCTGCCCGACTCTTGACTGCATTTTACTAACATCTAAACCGCTGCTGCATTTTGCATAGTGTATTGATTTTAAAACTATATTATTGCTGCCGCCACGGATTGTTAATTCTTTACGGGCGTTTGTTTTATAAACACCGTGTGTTTTATATGCCATATTATCAAGCGTTGCACGTACTGTTTTTGGATAGGCATCGGCGGCAACATTTTTTAAATTCTTGACATATTTTTTTATTTCTGTTGTGTCAATTTCTATCATTGCCCCCCCCCCATATATGAGTGAAACATATTTAATTGTGCTTGCACGTCATTTAATCTTGCAACTGATTTTTTGTAATATTCAACATCTTTTTCAATACAAACAAAATCAAGCCCCAAATTATGACATGCAATCGCCGTTGTACCGCTGCCGCCAAAAAAGTCCGCAACCAAAAAACCGTCGTTTTGTGTATGTATTTCTTTTTTTGTGTAATACCTTAAAATACGTTCACATAATTCAACCGGTTTTTGTGTCGGGTGAAATTTTACTTCTTTGTTTTTCATATTTTCTTGCAGCATACCGTCCCATAAAAATCTAAAAATACGTAACGGTACTTTATATGAAACATATAATAACTCGCCGTCCGCAAATGTTCTTTCGGGTATTATGCCGCAACGTTTATCCCATACGGCACAACTTGCCGGCGGCAAATAATCTGTAAAATAATTGCCGCCAAAAATAATTTGTTCTTTTGAAACTCTTAAAATTTCATCAAACACATATTTTGGCGGGCGTTGTTTGTCCCAGTCTTTCTCGGTGTATTTATCAGACAACCCGGCGTTTTTGCTCATGCCTATACCATAAGGCGGGTCGGTGAATACTAAATCTATGCTTTTATCCGGCAATTGTTTTAAAATATCAATGCAATCCGCATTTGTTATTTTATTTTTCAAATCATCAATTATTGCCATTGTTCTTTTTCTGTGCGTCGCCTAATAATAACCTATAATGCGGGCTTTTTTCTTTGTCTTTGCGTTCTTCATCGGGTATTTCCCATAAAGTTAATGTTTTGCCCTCTCTTATTGCGAGCGGCAATAACTCTTTATCAATACCAATAGATAAATATTGTTTACCGTTTTCTGTATATTTCCACCACGCTGCACCGATTGCCGTCATAATAACCTCCGCTTTTTAATTTTTAAATTTTATATGTTTTTGTTGGTATAACAATTTTTAACCCTGCATCGCCCGACTCATCAAAATACCGTGGTATTTGTGCTTGCTGCTCCGGCAACATCTTAAAATATACCCAGGGGATTTTTTTTGAGTGTTTCGGGTTTGCTTTTGGTTTAAACGGGTTTGGCAAGTCAACCAGGTTATATAATTCATTGCGGCGTTCAAATATTTCATCCGCTTGTTTGCCCCTTACAATTTTGCTATCGTCCCAGTCTTGAAAACGCCCGTTTTTTCTTGCATACCATAAAAATTTTAATACCCAGTGTTTACAATTCGGGCAAACAGAAACAAGCATTATTTCACGTTTTATTTCACGCCCGTCGGGTAAATATTTTTTAAAAAATTTTTTACCGGGTTTTAATTTGAAACAGTCTATATACTCATACGTTTTAGATGTTGTTTTAACTTCATAACTGCAACAATCGAGTATTATTTCTGCTCTCATTTTATCCCTCTTAAAACCGTAATATTGCTATAATCAAAAGGTTTTTGCGGGGGTGTCTTTATTGGTTTATCACATTTTTAGAAAGGAGTTATATGATGAAAAAATTTTACCTGTTATGGTTGTATGGTCTTATAAAGACAATACGCCCCGCCCTTTTGGTTATCTCGGTACGGCTGCCAATTCAACTAACCTGATAACAAAAACAAATTTATCGTATTTTTTTTAGTAATGTAATAGCAAAATAACGATATTTTTAAGGGTAAAAAATAACACGCCTTTTTGCGTGCTATTTCTCGTTTTTGAATAATTTTTATTGTTAATTATCTTTTGTTGTGTTTTTGTATATTTTTATGTCGTTTATTAAGATTTAACGAACTTTTTGGCGATATGGCAATTTGACTATCCCCGGCAATTTTCATTAAGGGGGTTAAATGTTCTTTTATTTTATCTCTCAAATAAGCCACCGCAATGCCCGTTTTACTATTAACGCCGTATTCTTCCCGTAATTCTTCAAATACTTTACGCACCGTGCTAACAGATAAATGCAGCGTATTTGCGATTTCTTCTGTTGGTATTTCATCTAACATCATTTTTACAATTTCAATTTTTATTTCTTTTCTAACTACCCCCATGCTCCTACTCCTCAATTATTATTTTAAAAGTGCTGCCAACTTCATATTTTGCCCGGTTTTCTGTATTATCTTTGCGTATTGTTGTAAATATACCGCCGTCATCACCGGCGAGAAAAACAACCAAATATGCTTGATTATCATCCAGGGCATAAAATTTACCGTCATCCCGCATTGTGTCAAGCGTTGTTAAAATGTCATATTTTTGCTTTAATATTGCCCCGGTTAAACCGCTTATTAAGAAAATAACCATGCCCGTTTTGTAATTTTTTAATTTTGGGTAACGATTATTAAATTTTAATTCATTTAATTTTGGCATGGCATTTTCACCTCGCTTTTACCCAACAAATTATTTACAGTGTCGCCATATTCACTGACTACTTGCACGGGCAACATGCCGTTTATCCATTTTATAACCGGTATTTTCTTTGCCATATACATTGCAACGCACAAATCGTTATCGTCAATTGCAAGTGCAATTTCTTTACCGTTATTAAGCATTGCCGCAATTCTTTGTTCTTTGCTTAAATGCGGCTGCAATGTATCTGTTGCCGGTCTGAAACTTATTGTAAAATCCTTGCCGTAAATTAAACCGGTTTTTTCTTGAATAAAATTTATTGTTGGTACTTCTATAATTTCACTGCGTGCCGTCAAGAAATGTAATTTTAAACCGCCGGAGCACTTAAAATATATGTACCTTAAACAATATTCATCAATTTTGCTTGCGTTACAATTTGCCGCCTTATTAAAAAAATCAAACCCGGTATCCTCGTCCATTTTGAATATTTTAACAGTTTGCCAAATCCATGCCGTATTTATCAAACACCCGTCCAGGTCGCAAATTAAATATTTTTCACTCATTTGCTTAACCCTCTTTTAAACTCTGTTAAACTTTTTACAAAACTATTACGCAAAAAATTACTTATTAAAAACAAGATAAACGAGCCCCAAAAACCGTTAAAAGCAAATAATGTTAAAACCAAAATATCTGTTAAAAAATCATATCTTTGCCGCCATTTACCTTTTTTGTGCCATTTTTTAACCATGTATTCAAATTTTCTTTTATCTGCCGGTTTTAAAATTTCAATGTTTGTTAATACTACCAAACCACTTAATGCGGCAATTATGCAATACCACAAAAAAATCGGTATTATAAACGTTAAATTGTGTATTATTCTATTGCCCGGATAAAGTAAATTTAATATTAAAATTGTGTTTATTACTATATCTGCACTAACATTAAGCATTAAATCTTTTTTTTCATATTTATTCATTGTTGTCCTCTTTCCCGCCGGTGTATATTGCAACCCGTGCAATTTCTTTTGTATTTTTATCTGTTGTTTTGTCATGGATCAATTTAATTGCGTTATAATATTTTTTATTCAATTCCCCGTATGTGCGTAACGCACGCATTGCATGTTTGTTTGAATCGTTTAATGCTGCGTTTTTATCTTTTTCACGCTGCCATTGTTTAAAATGGCAATTCGGGTTTTTACTACATGCCAAATTTTGCAGCGGCATTAAATTGCAATCCATAATCATATTTGAATAAAATTCGCATTTACTTACATCAACACCGTTTATTAACACTGTTTTATTCATTTACACATACCTCCGGGCAAGCGTTTGCCATGCCATTCATAAAAACTATTGCCAGGGCATTTTTAAAAACGCCCATTTCTTCATGCGTGTCCGGGTTTAAAAATTTTAAACCTTTACGCAAAAATTTAACCGTTATATTAGGGCGGGCAACCTCGCCATTTTTTAAAATGTATTGTTGCCAATATTTTGTTTCAGTTCTTGCCGGAATCAGCAAGACACAAACAACGCCGTTTTCTTCAAATTCTTTAAATGCTTTTTTAACCCATTTATCACACGTTTTGTATGGCGGGTTGCAATAAGAAACGCCGCACCATTCAACACTTAAACCGTCTGTTTCACCCTCAATATTATATTGCTTTGCCGGTATATTCTTTTGACTTGCACAAGTATCCATATCAAATTTGCCGTTGCACTCAATACCCATTTTTTCTAAATCGTTAAAAATATCATCAATTATGCACGGCGGCGTTAAATAGTCGCTGCGTTCTTGTTCAAAATTGTATTTTGGCGGTGTTTTTTCTGTTTGCTGCTTAAAATATTCATTCATATTTGCACCCGCCGGCACTTTGTTTAAATCTATCACTATTCAACCTCCACATGTTTTATATCTTCATTTTGAAAACCTATTTGCACGCCATATATACATTGCAGCAACTCTGTTAAATTATCTAAAATACTTGTTTTTGCGTCATTATAAGGTATTGAGTGTTGCAACGCATAATGCTGCATAATATTTTGAGTGCATTCCAAATCCGGTATATTTATTTCAAAATTATTTATAGTAAAACAAACGTTTTCAGCGTCTTGCGGGATTTTAATATCAACAAAGTTTGTTTGTTTAAAACCGCCATTTATTGTAATACCGTAATCATCAACGGGTTTTTCAACCGGCTGCACATCTTTTTTATAGTTGCCATTTTTATCCCAAAAACCTACGTCCGTTTTGTTTTCTTTGCGGCGGTTAATTTCTTCAATAAGTTTTTCAAGTAAATCGCACATTTCTGAAATTGTCATATTACCAAAATTAAAATCGCCGTTTTCACGTTTTACCACAACGCCGGCAATACTGTTATTGTTCATTGTTTACGCTCCTTTTGTTTGTTTATATAAGTTGTAATTCTTATTGCATAGGTTGCAATAATAAAAATGATTATTTTAAACAATATTTACCTCCACTGTTGCCATAAGCGGCATTTCTCTGTATAATTTACCGTCAAGCAAACAACCGCTTTTTGTTTTACCCATTTTTAACGAAATTGTTTCAGCACAACCATATAAATTATGGCTTTTGGGTATATATTCAAATGATTGCCAAATATAATACATATAATTCTTTTTAATATATTCAAATGGCATAACAACGAGGCGTATCGCATTTTTATTATCAGGTACAAAATACATATATCTCGGTTGCTTATTCCATTTGTTTAATTCTGCCGGCAACCATTCACCCCATTGTTTAAAGAAAAATGGCACGCCCGCTTTTTTACATTGTTTTTGAATATTACGCACCCATTGCGGGTTACAAGGGCGGGCGTTTTTGCCCGACTCCCCGCCCGCAATTACCCAATGTATCCCCTCCAAATCAAGGTCGCCCAAATCATCAAGCAACGGTTCACAACTTAAAAACTTAATTTTCGCATTTGTTTGGCGTAAATAGTCAATACGGTTTTTGTGTTGTGCTTTTTCAACCGTAACGCCGAGCCAAACATTATCCGGGTATGAAAAACCCGGCAAACGTTCTGCACGTTTTGTTAATATTTGAAATTCGTGTTGCGGTTGTGCCCCGCACGCTGCTAAAATTTTTGTTATTTGTTCGCCACTAATTTTTTCATTAAATGTATCTGACATTGAATTAACAAACACCATTTTGTGTTTGCCTTTAAACACCCTGGCGAGTTCGTCATAATGAAAAACAATATTTTCAAAAGGAAATTTGTATTTTTCTTGTCCCATTGCTGTTAAACGTTTGTGCATTGTTGCAGCATAACAATTGCGGCAACCCTCTGAAATTTTTTTACAACCGGTTATTATATTCCACGTTTCATTTGTCCATTCTATTTTTGACATTTTGCAAACCCTCACGCCATTTATCTACTATCCAACCTATAAAACAAATTGTGTTAATTACTAAACAAGCCGCCACAAAAAGACAAACACCGCTTGTAATTGACATTAAAATACTTTTCAATAAACCAAACATTACTTGCCGCCCTCTTAATCTCTGCCGGCAATATTCATTGCCCATATTATGCCTATATAAATGCCGATTATTATGCCAATAAAAATTTTCATTATTTGCCCTCCATTTTAAATTTGCGTAACAAATCATCTATTGCGTCATCATTATCCTTATGACAATTACAAGTTTTGGGTACAAAAAGTGCATTATAAATCATTGCACGTGCATCCAAACTTGCGTTAATATGTTGATTTAACAACCCTAAAATAAACGCATAAATTGCCCCTATTTTATAGCCGCCAAATTCTAATTCCAACTCGCTTGCGTTTTCTACTCTTGCCGCTGCAAAATACGCCGCCGCCACTTCATCAAGCGGCAAACGCTGCATGTGTTCTGTTACCATTGTTTCAATTGTTTTTGTTTCATTTGTTTTTTCTGTTGTCATTGTTGCCATTTTTTACCTCTTTAATGTTGTAATATATTTCTAACGCCTTATAAATTAACCTTGCCCGCTTTTCTGTGTCCGGGCGTGCCGGTTCTTTATACATTTTTAAAAATTCTTTATCATCAAATCTTATAATTTTTGCCAAGCCACCACCTCGCTTAAAATAATTTTGTTTGTAATACACCCGGACTTATTTCTGTTGTTGCCGGCGTTTGTTTTTTAAATTTTTCTGCCGCTACTGCAATGACTTTTAATCGTTCTTGATAGGTGTTAAATGCCGGCACACATTCTTGATTTCTTAAATCGTACCCGCACCACCCGCAATAATTTGGGATAGATGAACACGTTACAAGGTCATTGCAAACCGGGCAATATTTACTCGGCATAACCCAAATCCTTAATGCACGTGCCGTGTTTTGCAATATTCAAAACATCTGTGTTAAAATCTGCACCCTTGCCTATACCTACATAAATACGGCGGTGCTTATCTTTTTTATATTGAATATCAATAAAACCTACTGTATCGGTTGTATTTAAAAAACTACACCAGGAATGGCGTATTAAAACAAATTCACCATAATCGGCATTTTCTATTGCGTTCCAACCAATTTGCATGCTTTTTTCTTTTAATTCTTGTTGTAATGCCCTGTTTTGTTCAACAACCTTTTGGTATTGATTTTCAAAAATTTCACTTCTTGCCATTTTTAACTCCTTTTTTCTTTTTTGTGTTTGTAACTCTTTTACCCTCAAAACATTTAAAATCTGCTTTTGGGATGAAAAACTGCGTGCCGTAACCGGTAAAATGTAAAAAACGCCCATTTTTTACGGCTTTTAATTTATTGATAATGTATATAAATTGTTGTTTATGGCGGACTTTACGCTCTACGGTATAAATTTTTATTAAATCTGAATCCCGCAAAAATTTAAAAATTTCATATTGCACCCCAAAACATTCATCCATTAAGCGTTTTTCGTCTTTATGAAATTCATGTTTTTCTATATCAACATTTGTTTTTTGCAGCGTTATGCGGTTAAAATCAATGTCATAATACAAATAACCAATACATTTTTTTACGTCATATTTTGCACTTGAAAAAAACGTTTCGGGTTGTAAAATTCTTTCAAGATAAATAACAGCGTGCGTAAAACCTAATTCACACGTTAAACGAAATTCGTCATATTTTTTACTGCAAATATAATTTGCAAGTTGATGTGCCGGGCTGTAAAAATATGACTTGCCGTCCTTTACAATATTTGGTTCTAATCTTAAAACCTCTTTTTGTTCTTGTTCTGTCATTTTATTTCAACCTCTCATTGCCGTGTGTAAACATAACCACCGTTGCATTATGAACAAGCCGGGATATAATAACCTCGTCAAAGATTTTATCCAGGTTTGCCAAATCGCTATTTGCAGAAATTACCGACGGGAGTTGATTTTCAACCCTATAATTAAAAATTGAGTATAACACCTCTTTTATGTAATCTGTTGGTGTTTTTTTCTTGTCTATATCATCAATAAAAAGAAAATCGGCACATTTATACCTATCAATATATTGTTTGGTGCGTATCTTGCCCGTATTGTTAAATGTATCTTTTATTTCTTCAAATAAATCAACAATATTAACAAATTGAATATTAAAACAATCGTCGGCAAGCAATGTTGCCAGTATTGATGATAACATTGTTTTGCCTGTGCCGGGTTTGCCTAACAACAAAAGGTTATATCCTTGCAGATAATTTAAACAAGCATTGTAATAATATGTTTTTACGCTGCCTAAAACACGGCTTTTTTCTTCTTTACCAGGATTGTTAATATTGTAATCATCAAATGTCATACCCTCAAACAAACGAGGTATTTTTACACGGTAACTTTTTTTAAAATCATCTGCATTTAAAATTTTTTGTTCTTCAATTTCAATAATTTTTTTATTTGCCCGTTTAAAATAACGGTTAATTTTTAATGCAGCATTACAATCGCAATATGTATTTGGCAATAGTTCTTTGCCACAAAAAGCACATTTGCCGTTGTCTGTACGTTTGCCGTGTTTTTCAAATAAAATTGTTTTCAATTTTTCTTGTGTTTGCAATTTTAAGCCCTCTTATAAATGTTGGCGTATTTATCACCGTTTATAATTTGCAGATTATTTGCGGCAACTTCTTTTTCATAACCGCCGCCATAATTGCCCTCGTAAACTTTTAATGCGTTATTGTCATTTTTAATAACCCAGTCAAAACAAAACCACTTTGAATCGCCATCCCTTAATAATTTTGATTTTTCAGCGTTCATAAAAACTTTTTGCCAAAAATCAATTTTGGGGTGTTTTTTTAATCTTGCATTTGCTTTTGATATACGCCCATCCGTCATTTCTTGCGGCTGCGGAAAATGAATACAGATTTTTTTATACAATTCAAATAAATCATTTGGCTTTAAAATGGTATTATCTAAAAAATTTATTTGAGTATTTAATATAAGTTCTTTATTATTAGTATTTAATTGTTCGATATTACCCGCCGTTGATGTACCGCCGTTGCTAATCGGGAGTGGTAATTCGGGAGCGGTTAAACCACTGTCGGTTATCCGTTGCAGATTTTCTGCACTGGATAAAACGCCCATTTCTTGCGGGTTTTCATAAAATGTATAAATTGTTTTAAATAAACCTTTTTCGGTTCTTTCTTTTGAAATGGTTAAAAAACCAAACTGTTTTAATTCTTTTAAAGCATTTTCAACACTAATACGCCCATCGGTTGCCAAACTTTGCAAACCGGCAATTGTATAATTCCAGTCGTCGGGCAATGATAAACAAACAGACATTAACCCTTTTGCTTTAAAACTTAATTCTTTATTTTTCAAATGGGCGTTGCACATTACTGTGTAATTTTTGTTTTTAATAACACGGACTACCGCCCCATTTTCCTTTTTTCTATCTGTCATTTTGTTTCTCTCTTATTTTTACCGATTGTTACACTTGTTTTAAACAAGCGTTGTAACACTTATTTATATGCTTTTTGCCCTTTTGTTCTGCTGCATAAATTGCCATATCTGCCAAATATAAAGCCCTCATATTTATGCTTTCGCCGTTGAAATACAAAAAATGCGGTATATCAACGCTGCAATCGTTTTTTAAAATTTTTTTCAAATACCAAAAATATGTTTGTTGGTGTAAAAAATTAACTTGTTTTTGATATTTTTGTTTTTTTGCTGCTTGATATTTTTTAATAAAATCATCAAGTCTTTGTAAAACCGTTTTTTTGTTGGTTTTTAATGGTAAAATCAATAAGTTTTGCATGGTGTTAATCCCCCTTGTTGTTTATCTTGTAACTTTACTAACTCCATAAAGAAACGCCCCCACAACAAATCCCGCTCCTTTTCGGTGTATTCACCCTCAAAAATAATTTTGTATTTAACCGGCTTATCCATTACACACACTCCGGTTTAAATAAGTATTCAACGGATAATTCACCGCCTAATATTTCAACAATTTTAAATGCCTCATCAAGTGTAAATTTCTTTTTACCGATAAGTTTTAACCGCAATGCAGATGTTGAAATATTTAACGTTTGTGCGATGTCTTTTTTTAAAAGACTTTTACGACCTATTTCTGCGTTTAAATTTGGGTACATCTTTTTCTCTCGCTTTCCTTTTTTAGAATTTTATGCCCTCTTAATTCTAAATTTAGAATTTACGGTTTTTATATTATATCCATATTTAGAATTTGTCAAATAATATTTTCTTGATATGGAATTTTTTTTTAATATTTGTGCAAAAATATTGCTAAATAAAGAATTTTTTTGTTTTATATTCAATATAAAGAAACTTAACAAAAGGAGGTTTTATGCCAAAGTTTAAAATTGAAAAATTAAATGAGATTAGAAACTCCAAGGGGTACACGTTAAAAGAAATTGCAGAAATTACAGAAATACCGCATAGCACTATTTCAAAAATTTTTGCGGGATTTAACAAAAACCCGTCTATTGAAACAGTACAAAAAATTGCAAACGCTCTTGAATGTGGTATTGATGATTTTATTGAGTACGAAAACCCGCCAAAATCACCATATTACACAGATAGACAAACCGCAAAAATTGCACAAGATATTTATGAAAATCCGGGTTTAAGGATATTATTTGACGCAAGTAAAAATTTATCACCGGAAGATATACAAGCGGTTGTTGAAATAGCAAAAAGAATACAATCCACCAAAAGATAAAAACATTATAAAAATTAAGAATAGAAAAGGAATAATAAAATGGTCGAAAATTTTATTACTGTTTATGAAAATTTACCCTTTAAAATTAACGGTTTTGTTATGTATGACGCTGCCGATGATTATTACACAATAGTTTTAAATAGCCGGCAAAGTTTTTGGAAAAATAAAAAAACATTCGAGCATGAAATAGGGCATATTTTAAATGGTGATTTTTTTAAACACAAAAACGTTGCCATTTTAGAAACAAACATGCATTAAGGGGTAAAAATGGAAAAATTTGCAAAAATATTTTTAATAACAATGGTTTTGTTGGCAATATTTATTGTTGCCGCAATTATAACGCCAACAAATCATAAACAAATAAGTGTTAGAAAATATGGTGATAAATACCCATTTAATATTGACAATTTAACCTTATATTGTGAAAATGCCGCCGTTTGGGTTATAGATAAACAAAATAATATTTATCCTTTAAATGCCGCCGGTTATGATAAATTTAAAAACCATGCCGGAACTGATAAAATATTAAATTTTAATACCCAAAATCCACAATGGCAAAACCTGGATTTAATTATAAATGACGGTTTAAAACTATGCAAAGGGAAATAAAAAATGTTGCTTGACTGCGTAATATATACACGTGTTTCATCAGATGAACAAAGAAAAAGCGGTTATTCTCTTGATTATCAGAAAAAACAAGGGGAAGAATACGCACGAGCAAATAATTTACATGTTGTTAAAATATATTCAGAATGGTACACCGCAAAACGCCCCGGACGTCCTTTATTTAATGAAATGCTTGATTTTTGCAAGAAAAATAAAATTAAAAATTTAATTTTTCTAAAATCAGATAGGGCAAGCCGCAACGGCGTGGACTCTGCAAATTTGGTATATATGGCGGAGCACCTTGATTATAATATACATTTAATTCAGGATAGGTTAATTTTAAATAACCAGGCAAAGGCAACCGATTTTTTAGTATTTGAAATAAATAATTGTATTTCTAATTTTTACCCCCGTAACTTATCTGTTGATGTTTCAACCAAAATGCGTGAAAAAGCGGAGCAAGGGTATTACCCGTCCCGTGCCCCAATAGGTTATGAAAATAAAAGAATTAACCACCGGTCGTATTTACAAATTAACCCGGAAAAAGCATTTTACATAAAGTTAATTTTTGATTTATATTCGTCCGGGCAATATTCATATATGACACTTGCAGCAGAAATGCGGCAGCGTGGTTTTAAAATGAGTGAAAAAACAACTTGCAGCCGCCGCAATATTGAAGATATATTAAACAACCCAATATACATGGGGGATTTTATTTGGAATGGCAAACGCTATTATAGCGGCAAGCACGAGCCCATTATAAGTCCTGAATTATATACAATGTGCCAAAGAATAATAAAAAATAGAACAAGCGGCACAGTTAAAACACATGACTTTATTTTTACAAATATGATTAAGTGCAAAAAATGCGGTTGTTATATGACTGCTGAAATTAAAAAGGGTAAATATATATATTACCACTGCACCGGCAACCGGGGCGGTAATTGTAAACGCAATAGTTATATACGTGAACAAAAAATTGAATCCGCTTTTATAGATGTTTTAAAAAATCTTGAATTAAAGCCGGCAACGCTTGAAATTGTTAAAAGGTGTTTAAAAAATGAAATGGAAAACCAAAATTATTACAATGAAAAAAGAATTGCAGAATTAGAAACAAATATTGAAAAAATAAAAAAACGCCTTGATAAGTTATTTAACCTGTATATTGACGGCGAGATAGATGAAACTATTTATAAAACAAAAACAAAAGAAAACCAAACATTACTTGATGATTATTTATTAAGGTATTCAAGTTATACAAAAACCGGAATAGAGATATTAAAATTAAGCGAGAGTTTGTTCGAACTTTGCAAACGTGCGTCCAGTCTGTATATTAACGGTGATATACAAGAAAAACGCCGCCTTATTAAAATACTGTGTTCGAACTTTTATTATGACGGGCAAGAAGTAACAATAGCAATAAAAAAAGCGTTTCAACCATTAGTTAAAATCGCTTATTTGGAAAAAATGGGGCGTAGTGGTCAAAAATCGAACATAATTTTGCATATAAAAGACTTTATAAAAGAATTACAAGAAAATACGGAAAATATAAATATAATTGAGATTAACACCCTTTTAAAATGTGCGTAATTTGTTTTTTGATATACATAAACAAAATGCAAATAATTTAAAAAATTACGCAAAAATTTTTAAGTTGATTTTGTAAAAAACTTAAAAACCGCAATATGATTATTTTTTGAAATATTTTTTTGTAAAATTTTATTACAATTTTGGGTTGAAAATCAAAATTAACTTGCACACCCTTAAAATAGTTGTCGTTGTTGATTTTTAACAATTTGATTTTCGTATAAATCACTTACAATAATAAATCCGTGAAAACCTTTGTAATTAAAGGTTTAAAGTATTGCCAGGAAAAATAAAATGCCAAATTAAAAAAATTTGCGGACTATAAACAAGACGGCAGGCGGGACAACAACC